TTGAGACTTATAACCATGAAAATGGTCTTTGGTGTGAAGTGTATCCAAGTGTTCACAGTTATTGTGACCCAGAAGTACTTACATACATGGAAGAAAATATGCTGTATAATTAAGACTTCGGGGGAAAGGTGCCGCTACACCGAGTACCCCATTTACCTTAGCGGGGGTTGTCATGTTAAGAAAATGTATTGATTGTGGGCTTGAAGCCACATCTAAACACGATTTAGATTTATTTGTTTCCAATAAAAACTGTCTTCACAATAAAGCAAACCTGTGTAAAAAATGTAATTTTAAGAGGGCGATGAATCATAGAAAACTTCATCCTGACTCAAGAAATAAATATGATATAAAATATAGAGAAACCCATAAAGAAGAGTGTCGTAAAAGACAAAGAGTTTGGGGAAAGAAAAACCGATCAACAAGAAATGCTGGTACTGCTAGATACAGGGCTGCAAAATTACAAGCAACACCTGTATGGGCAGACTCAGAAATTATTAATGATTTTTATGTAGAGGCACAATATCATCAATTAGAAGTTGATCATATTATTCCTTTGCAATCTGATTTAGTTTGTGGTCTTCATGTAGAACATAATCTTCAGCTTCTTTCCAAAGAAGAAAATGTGTCTAAACACAATAAAAAGTGGCCGGATCAGTGGTAACGGCTACTGGTCATAATGAAGAAACCCCGGAGAGATCCGGGGTTTTTCTTTAAGGACTAATTAAAGGAATTCTTTCGTCAATATCCCAAGGAGTTGGAAGAGGAAGTCTTTCTAGTCCTTTATTAATTGGCCCGTCTCTTTCAGGATTATATTCTAGAGTTCTATTTCCATAAATATTACCTAGATATAAGGTATAAGGAAGAGCAGTTTCAGTCTCACCCGGCAAAGCCTGACGGGTACCACCATAAGTATGGGCAAATTTACCAAGGCGGTTTAACATATTCATTGTTAGATTAGGATCATAGTACTGAGTACTCCAGTTATAACCCGGATCTTCTACATAAGCATCACCAGAAGGTGTGATTAAATAGGGAAACCCACCTACGGTATTACGAACATTAACCATAGGTTCGTTGGTCATCATACCTAACAGAATATCTAAACCAGAGTTATAGTCCTCGTAATAATCTTTATAATCTTTTCCTTTATCTACCATACCAGTCATCATTTTGTCTTCTGGCACAGGCTGAGTTCTGAATAGACTATCAATTACTTCATTACGAAGTGCTTCTATTTGAGCGTCACTAAAATCAGATTGGAATAAACCTCTCTTAGATCCCATCTGACCTGCAACATCTGCAAGATATGCCCTTGCCATCAAAGGCAATGGAAGGTTCATAAAGTAATCTGCTTGTGATTCCCCTACAGTGTTTGCATACTCGGTAGGGAACATCATCTCAAATGTACTAGCCATTACATTCCGCCTGACATCATGCCAACAACAGGGGCAACTCCGGGAACATACTGTGCTTGTATTGGTTGTTTACCTTGAATAACATCCAATACCTTTTGAGCACCGACACGACTTCTTTGAGATTCAACAGCCTTAGCAGCCTGAGTAGCTGCGGTTGCGGCCAGAATACCCGGATTAGAGTAAATACCAAAACCATGAATAGCCAGAAGAATACCATTGTTACTTGGTGCTAACTTAGAAGCCCAACCTACAAAGGAATCACTCCATTTAGATGTTGCAAACTTCTCAAGGGTAGCCCGTTCTTCAGGCGTAAACCATTTACCATGACGCTTAAGCACATTCTCAGCGGCCTTCTTATAATTTCGTACTACATTACCGCCTTTTTTGTTAGCTTCTTCAAAAGCATTAATCAAGGTTTCAGATTTTTTATAGATACTATTAGCTTCACGGGCATTCTTAATCAAATCACCCGGCAAAGAAGTAGGTAGATCATCAATCATATTATCTACTTCATCAATAATACCACGAATGATTACTTGTTCGTCTGGTTTAGCACCTTTATGAATGTCCCATAGCTTTCTACGCATTTTCTCTACTTGCCCAAGAGTCATGCCAGTACCTTGTTTCTTTTCAATTAAGTTTTGTACCTGCACAACTGATTTATTAACATCAGGATCAAAATCCAAGTCAGCGGCTACTTTGGAAGCATTCATCTTAAATTTTTGTAAAGCAGGAGGCCCAATCAAAGCACCTGATTGATCTACAGCATCATAGGCTTCAGATTTCATCTTCTTCAGGCTTTCAAGTCCCGGCTTACGGTTATAAGCACGGGACGCATTCTGGAAGGCTGTACTTACGCCACTAAGGACCTTTTGAGCACCTGCACCAAACAACATAGAAGGTAAAACTGCATCCTGTGCAGCTTCCAATCGTTTACCTTCTTCAGCAGTACCTGCGGCATAGGTAGTACCAGCAGCACCTGAAGTTAAAGCAGCACGAACGGTAGGAGCGGTCTTTTCAAGGATAGCAGGGGCTTTAGCCAGCATAGCGGGACTGCCAATAGCACCACCAATTTCCATCATAGTTGCTTCTACGGGACGATTCTTACGATAATCCTCAAGCATTTGGTATTGACGCTGTTGATAAGTATCAAATGCCTTACCAAAATCTACATCTTTACCTTCAAAAGCACCAATTACTTTATCCTTTGCGGCCAATACACCAGAAACAGCTTCATCACCCCATCCAAAAGTAGCACCTTGAAGATAAGCTTCTGCACGAGCACCTTCAGGAACATAATCTTCAGCAACAGTTCTAGCCGTAGGGGTATAACCTTCAGATTTAGAATAATCAATCATTGCTTGGAAATCAGTATCACCAAGACCTACCTGATCAGCAAAAATACCCATCGGTACTTTATCTTTATAATGTTTATTCCATAGACCATAGGCCAATTGTCCGTTAGGGACATCGGCATATTCAGGATTCTGCTGTCTAAACTGATCTAATGTAAATGCCATTACTTATTCCCGAATAGATTAAGTGGATCTTTAGTTGACGGAGGTTTAAAACCAAAATCTACAAGCTGATTTTCAGTCATAAACTGTGATGCAGCTTCTGCAAGTCTGTTATAACTTTCTTGAATTGTTTCAAGGGATTTAATAATTTCTTCATCAGATTGCATAAGATTCAAACTACCAAGAGTTGCTTGCAAGAAATCCAATTCTTTAACAGCAACCTGACCCAATGCACCGCCAGTCTGAGAAATATTACGCATTTCTTGAAGGCGGTCAAAACCAACATTTGCCTTAATCGTATCAATCTTACCTTCAAGATCAGCACGAGCAGTACCTGCCTTAAACGGACCCATGTAACTAACCAAGGCACCACCTACACCAGTTGCAGGAAGCATACGCTCATCTTTCTCTTGATTTTTAATAAGATTAATAGCATCTTGTACATTTTGTTGAACAATGGCAGTACTTTTTGCTTGTGATTGAGCACGGGCTATCTCTTTTTGCTTTTCTTGAGCAGCTTCTTGTTCTGCTTTAGCCCTAGCACGCTCTTCGGCACTAATCTTAATACCAAGTTCAGTCTGCTGCATAGCACGCTTACGAGCACCTGCTTCAGTAGGAATAAATCCAGCAGAAGGCTCTACTGCAGTCTCCAGAGGAATTTGGAAACCATCAGCAGTAGTTACCATTTGTGCCGGAGGTATAGCAACCTCAGGAGTAGGCAAAGTAGTTTGTTGCACTTGTGCTTCTTGTGGAAGAGGCAATTCACCGGGTTTTGGAGGTGCTTTTTTAGCGGCTTTTGCTTGTGCATTAGCACGGCCATACTCACCTACTAAAGAAGCCAAAGGATCTACAATATCACCCTCAGGAGTTTTATAAATATCAAGACCTTCACGAGTAGCAATATAATCTCTTTGATTTTGTGTTAAAGTAACACCAAGTTCTTCTTCTATACGAGAGACATTGGCACGATTATTAAGTAAATTAGCTTGCCATTCTTTTAAACCACCAGAAGCAGCGGCAGTTTGTAATTCACGACCTCTGCCAATAAATTTATCAGCCATTCCATAGTCACCCATCTCAAAGAATTTCTGTCCTATTTTATAATAAGAAGCAGGATCAGAAAAATCCAGAGGGCCAAGTTCTTTCATGAGTTGCTGTTCAGGAGCAAGTCCCATCTGACGAAGCATACCCTGCCCCATCTGAGCACCCAGTTCTTGCTGCTGTTTATATGCAGCCATTGCATATGGATCTTGAATAATTTGTACAGCCATTAGAAACTCCCTGACCAGCCGCTGCCGGGTCCAACATAACCTTCTTGTGGATCAAACCAACCACCGCCATAACCGCCTGATGCACCGGTATAAGCAGAACCTTGACCACCAAAGTAACCACTAGCTAAATTTCCTGCAGCCTGACTAAGAGGGCCAGCAAGCGTACCAAATAGACCACTACCAAAACCACCACTCGGAGGAGTTTGAACCATAGCAGGACGAATACCAGAAGCAACACCACCAATATTAGCACCAATGGTGGCACCTAGACCAAGCTGTTGTGCAGGAGCATTATACATAGCCATCATGTTCTGAATGTCCTGCATCTCACGCTGACGCATTAGATCATACCAGTTCTGACCCATCTGCATGGACTGACCCAATGCCTGAAGTTCATTGGCAGATAATGCCTCACCAAGGGCTTCCTGACGAAGAGCACCACCGGTAGAACCAAGCATACCTTGAGCAAGCAGACGCTTTTCTAAACCAAGTTCCTGTTGTTCACGAGATTTAGCAAGCTGAGGTGCAAGGAATTGCTCATAATATTGAGTACCAATTTCCTGTGGCATGGTACCTGAGATAGCACCAGTCTGTTCACCAGCCCGCTGATAAAGACTATTGGCAATGGCCTGCAGACGGGGGTCCATGTAGGTACCAACAACACGACCGGTTTCATCCACCATCGTACCGCCAAGGCCCATAACATTAACACCCCACGGCATAGCATGAGGCAATACATCACCAAACTGAGGGCCTACCGGTTGATAGCCAGCGCCTCCGCCACCAGATTTTTTACTCATAAGCCCGCCGACTAAAGCTGATGCTGCTCCGCCGGCAATTGGTGCTGCTAATGCTCCCATGATTTATACCTCTTTCTCTAGTACAAAGCCGGTTAGTTTGTAACCGTACTTCTTTTGGTATGCCCTAGGACTTCTCCTAGTGGCAGTTATAATCTTCTTTAAGTTTAACTTCTTAGCAAGTTCAATTGAGAATTGATCCCAATACTTACCATCTCCATACACATTTAACAACACAAGTCCCTGATCACTTACCTTCCAACTCATAAATCCGTGAGAGTTTTCTATCAGATTATCTGTATAGATACCATCATCACCGGATTTACTGAGGTACTTCTCTAGGTCTTCCTTATTCATTAACTACACATTTACTCTATAGCCTCCGCTTGGGGCCATCCAAGTTTCTCCTGTCACAGGATTGGTAAGTTGAGTAAACGCCTGAGTAACCGGTGATCCAGCCGAAGGAGGAGTTACCCAGCTTGGCATGCCACTAGGTGAAGCACCGGGTTTTAATTCAGGTAAACCACCAATGAAACTTTTTGGCCCCGGCCCCGGCATCGGTGTTGGCTGAGGTGCAGCTTGATTATTTCCACTAAACATACCACCGTAACTTGGGAACATACGGTTTTCCTTTCTACCCCAGTTAGTATAATGCCAAAGTGCAAAATCTTCAGGTGTAGTTACACCGTACTTTTGCCTAAATTCATTACGATCTAGTTTAGTATTAAAGTATTCAGATACATCTGGATTTTGAGTGAGGTACTGCTGTGCCGCTTCATTTAAAGAAATATAAGGAACAGATTCCTGTGGCATCATAGGTGCCTGTGCAGGTGCCTGATAACGGCCATAGCTTACCGGTGAATAGTAGGATGGCATCATATACTGCTGTTGAGTTGGCATATACTCAGGACGAGGACGAGGCACATAGGGAGTGTTCTCTTGGTAAGAACCAGAGTTACCCTTAGAACCACCCTTACTAAATAAACCCCCAACTAAACCTGAGGCTACTCCACCTGCGATTGGTGCTGCTAATGCTCCCATATCAACTCTCCAGTAGGTCTACAATTAACTTAAGTTCAGCAGGACCCGGTGCTGAATCAATATCATTCTGAATCTGTGCATAACGGTCACGAATCTTCTGGCGTTCTTCTTCAGCAGCCGCTGCCTCAGCAGGAATCGTTGCTTTAATATCTAAAGGTGCAAATTCCTTGGCACGAACCTTACGGCGAATATCATGGGCAATTTCTTTTGCCTTTGTCATATTAACTACAATACTCATTCTGAATACTCCCATGCATCACGGAAGGTACGGTCTGAAGGAACCTCAGACTCATCTATAATCTTAAACGGTGTGTTACTTGGAACAACTCGTTCAGCTAACTGATTCATTGTCAGAGGAGAGTTCGGTGCAGGAATAACCACCGCAACTCCACCTGTTTTAGGGTCAGGGTAAATAATTCTTTGGCCCATAATATTTTCCTTTAAGCAATTACTGCAACTGTAACCATCGGTGCATCGTCAAGAGTACCACCCGAACTTACATCTCTAGTGTAAATGTCAAAATCATCCACAGTAATGTCTACATTATCTAATTCAATAAAATTATCACTAGCGCAAATACCTACAATAGCTGGATATGCTGTTGATATAGAGTTAGTCATGTTCACTTTATAAAAACCAGTACCACGGTCAGTGATGCTTGTTACATTGTAACTATCGTTAATTGCTACAGTACCAGTACCAGTAAAGTTTACCCATGCTTCTGCAAAGCCTGCATTGGTAGTATCCAATTTACTATTGACTGCAGTTTGAATAGCCTCAAATTCAGTCTGGAAGTCTGCACCAGAGATGACTCGGTTAGCAGCATCAAATCCGCTCCAAGTAAACTGTAGATTGTAGTTACTCATCTAATTTTTCCTTGTTTAGCCAATAGCATCATACTCTGAAGACTTGCCTTATATCCCTTAATACGGCCCTTCATTTCAATTTGAACTACCTTGGCTGCTTTTGATAGTGGGAGTTTATATTCAGCCGGTCTAAAGCCAGAAGTAAAGGTAGCAACACCAAAAATAGAAGCCGTATTACCGTATATATACTGGGTACCGCCGGGATTCAAAGAAAAACTAGCGGAACCTTGGGTGTCAACATTATAATCCCGATACCAGATAAAATCAACATCCATATTCTGACCACCCACGATTACACCAAAGAATCTTTTCAGAATCTTAGTGATACTGGGATTACCAAAATCTAGCCAGACAGTACTAAATTCTGCTTGATAGGGAACATCGGTAGTACTCCAGCATTTACTGTTGGTAGATTCCCAAGTGTGTCCAGCAGCTTCACAGGTTTCTTCAGTCCCGTAGGTAGAGGTTTCATCGGTCTTGTACTGATCCCAGTAGTTACGATAAATAGCCACCGATCCATATTTTGTAGGACTTCCCATTCCCATGTACATGGTGCCATCAATAGTTGACAATAGGGATCTTGGACATTCACTGGTATCAAATACAAATTTAGTTACCCGTGGGGTTTGATCAGGATTACGGATAGTAAAATCAAAGTAATACATTAGATCCCGATCAGGGAAAGCTAACAGGTAAAAGCCACCACAGAGACAAAACTGAGCCTTGCATTGCTCCATATCTGATGACAGAATATGCTGTTCCAGTTCATCACGAATGTTCTTGGATAGCATCATCAATGGCATCTTACCATCGGTTGCAACAATTCTTTCCAGACTACGAAGACCGGAAGCACTTAGGAATACTATGTCATTACCAATCTGTGCTACAGAATCACGGGCCTTGAGACCTACACCAGTAATTAAATCAAAGAGAACCATGTTATCTGGGTCCCAAGGATTACTGTAAATTACAATATTCTCGGTACCGAAGATGACCATCTTGTCAGAAAACTCTGCAATATGTACGATACTGTCACTGCCCCAGACTGTGCTAAGGTCAATTTTACCAGAGGCACCACCATTGTAATCTTCAGCAATCAGAGTATCTGAATAGTAGAGAGTACCGGGATCTTCGGAGATACCACCCACCCACATACGGCCAAACTTACCCATACCACAGGACGGATCAAAGGTAGTAATCCCTGCTGGAATAGTCCAAGTGGAAGTATGATTTATGTCAAACCAACCGCTGCCATTATAATTAATGGGCATATGACCGGACTGGAAACCATAGAATTCATGATTGAAATTAACCCACTGCCAGTTACCATCGGTAATGGTCTGAGGAGTTACTGAGGTAGCAGTACCTTCTTTAACTGTACTGAAGGTCTGCTGAGTAAAGATATAGGGAGTAGTGGTTGTATCCAGTTTATAGATACTATCATCAATACCACAATAGAGAGTTTTAATACCATTCTCTGCAAAATACTCACCAATAGATTTTACAATATCAGCATTGGCAGAAGTGCTACCAATGTTTTCAGATACCTGCTGAATACCTTTACGGCTAGAGATACGACCCTGTTCATCAAGGATAATATTATCTGCCTTAGCCAACCATTGCGGTGGAAGTGCCGCAGGACTAGCCTGAGTATTTAACCCATATCTACCAGTATCATTTAGAATTAAAGGGTTTAACGGTTCAGCAGGCATAGAAATCTACTTCACCGACAGTACGGCCAGCATCAATTGCAATTGCATCACCCAGTGCTTGTTGATACTGAGCAAAGACCATATCACTTAGGGAGCCACCATCTTCACCTCGTTCTGCAATAGCCCTTGCCCATGCACCAAGAATAACTGGCATGTGAGGTACCTTGAGAGTATCGGAGGCTAGTGTAAAATCATCCTGTGGATTCACTACACGGAATGTAATGTTATAGGCAGCATCAGGAATCGTATCAAATTCTACAATAATTTCATTGGTTCCTGAATCAATACTAACTACCGAGTAATAATCGGGAATTCCATATTGTACACTGGCAGTAGGATACTTCGTAAACTGCAGGTAACGGTCAGACATCTCTTGCAGAATCGTACCGTTGCTTTGTTCCTGTGCCATGAGGATACGGGAACGCTCATTGGTACCGGTTAAGTCATATGCCTGTGTGCCATTACTGGTAGTAACAGTGGGAGATGCACGAAGAACGCTCCAGTTCCAAGCATCTTCTACTTCTCTCTTAGATTCGTTGATAAGATCACCAACTAATTTATGATAATCACTGGCAGAACTTGCAGTAAAAACACCAGACCATGAAGCTACGGAATCTTCACGGAGGCGGCGTAGGACTGCGTTGATTAAATTAAGATAGGTCATTTCTTTTTCCCGAAGATAAGGGTAAACAAGTCAATTATACCACGGTAGATCTCCTGAGGAGAGGGTAATAACCAACCCATAATCATTAAGATCCAAACCCAAGGCGGTACTTCCTGATTAATAATCTGAGTACCGGTTACTCGGTTTGCTTGGTCTGCTACCTGTGCTTCACCACCAGCCTCCGTCTGATTACCAACAACCTGCTGTATGTTTTCTTTACCTACCTGTGCGTTGGCATTGACACTGGGGGCATCAGAACCGAAGAAGGATCCAATAGCACCCAAGGTGCTGCAACCCGTTAGCATCAGTGTAAATGTAGCTACAGCTAGTAATTTCATTTAGTAAAAAAATCACGCAGCATCCAAGTCACTACTGAACCAACCATACCAGCAAAACCCATCATCACCCAAAAGCCGCCTTTGGATTTGTTGGCAAGTTCTACCAACTCCTCAAGTTTCTCTTCCATTTTGTCTATTTTCTTGTCCATGGCCTGTACCTTTTCCCAAAGCACTCCATATTTAACTGGATCAAAATCTTCCATTACATCACCACTTCTTGCAAGACCAGTAGCGGGCCGTTAGTTTACTTGGGGGGTTAGTATCACACTTGTGTCTTGCACGGAAAGACTTCCTGCGTTCAGGAATATCTTTCTTAATTTTCATATTAGCATCACCAAACCGAATGGTTTTAGTCTTGTCGCCTTCTTTGGCAACCACTACAAACTTCTTAGTCGGATGATTAGGGGTTCTTTTTGGTTTGTTGTACCCTGAGACACCTGCTCTTGCTAACTTAGGATCTTTAGCCATTTGGTAACAACCTCTCACGAATAGCCACGGTGCCAGTGCCGTTAAAGTTCACCCAAGCACGGCAGGCATAGATGGGTGCTGATCCACCTGCATTCAAAGCATCAGTAATACGGGCAGCGGCAATATCACCTGAAAGCAAAGAAGCAGCTACATTGCCGGTTAAATCTCCAGCAGGAAG